AGTTAGGTGCTTTAGGTTGTACGACGTGTGCCATGTTATCCCCTTAGTCCATCTGGTTTAGCATCGACTCTTGTATCACCGAGTTGCCATTGTGTGCCTAGAGTATCTGATGATATTTTAAAGTTCATTTGTCGTCCTCGTGCTCTGATGAATACTTGATTTGTATATTGGTCTATTGTCGCTGCTGTTGTAGTAACACCTCGAGTTAATGTTGNCCCNGCTNCATCNGTAGTNTGTGTTGCNGCNCCTGGAAACTTAGTNACTGCAACTGCCATATCNACTGCNGGNGTTANTGTNGCTCCTGTNACAGGATTGACTGTTTGTGATGCAGTAAANTCTACATCAGGNATGACACNTTCTTAGTNANCATATAAAACTCACCATCAGCTATATCCATAAAGGCTGACTCAATGTATGNGTTNATAGCCAAAGGGGCTGCACCTAAAGGCTGTCCATTATTAGNACCTTTCTCATGTGAGTATAAGTATCCACCAGAAGTAGCTAGTGCATATTCGTTAACTCCTGCATCTACCCAAGTTGTTCTGTTAAGTTGCCCATAATACCAAATATCATCACGGTAGTTGTAGATTACATAACGATCAATTGTAAGCGAAGGTGTTGCTCCGCCAGAACAATAGAACCATACGACCTCATTAAACTCTTTATTGGTACCGCTGTGAATAAGTTGAGCTTGTTCTCTATTAATATCTTCAAATATATATCGTAGTAAAGGACACTTAAGAACATTAACACGACCATCATATACAAAGAAGTTATCCGTTCCCATCCAATACATATTGTTATTAACACTTGCCCATGCATTAGGGCCCATAATGTTAGTATCGTTAGATAAAAGTTGTAGCCCAAATACTTCAGCTGTACCTAAAAATTGTAGTGTACTAAGTGATGTGTCTGTCCATATAAGAGTTTCTTGTCTTACATTAGCACCGGTAACAATTTTAGAACCTTCTTTAACATATAAGAACCCTGCGCTATTAGCAAGTTCAGGTTTCCATACTTCTGGTTTAGGCCCTATGTCTGCATTAACATCAGCAAACCTAATTATCATTGGATCAAATGTACCTGCAGTATAAGAGACAGATTGATAACTTCCTGCAACAGAGGCAGGGGACGTAGTAGATGCTAATAATGTGTACGTAAAAGTCGTTGTGCTTGTTACTGTAATTTGATAGGTACCTGAGTAAGCCGTTGTCGTTTGACCAGAAAGGTAGACCCAGTCATTAGTAGCTATTCCATGAGCAGAGGCTGTAGTCACCGTAGCTGTTGTTCCACTACTTGTAATACTTGAAATAGTAATACCTGCAGTAGATGTCTCACTGTATTCACTAGCCCCTAAAGATAGTAAATGACCACTAGGCGCAAAAAGTATTTTTTCATTTTCAGCGGGTACCGCAATTGAACCCGCTAAAGAACTTAGTAATACCGCTCTATTATTAAAACTTGCATTATAAGTCCAGTAATAAATAGCGCCTTTATTATTTAGATTAAAGATTAAGTCATTATTAAAGTTGTCCATAAACACTAATCGTACATCGACGATAGCTGGAAGTGTAGCTCCTGAACCCCAAGTTCCTCGACTCCATGTACCTGCACCCCAACCATAGCCTGCTATTGAAGTGTCTGCTCCAATGTTAATTTCAAACGCTGCCGTAATTCCTGTACCACCCCCTGTAGCTACTGAAGTCGCTGTACCCGCTGTTTCAATAGTAAAAGAGTTACTATCAATAACGGTTACTTCGAAGTTTAAATTAAGTTCTGGGGCTGTAATACCACCGACTGCGACTGCACCACTAAAAGTAACATAATCACCTGTAGTAGCACCGTGTCCAGTAAGTGTTACTAAGACTTGGCCTTCAGTGCCTGCAGTGGTGTTAGTAGTAAAACAGTTGTCTGTGGAGGGAGTAGTTGAAGTAGTAAATGTAGCTCGTATAGGAGTTATATCATAAAGAGTTGTACCGGCACGAATGTAGATTTTTTTAGTCGTCGCTAGACCTGCAATGGCTGCACCTGTATCTATAGCATAAACAAATAGTTTGACCGCTTCTCCTACATAGGGAGTAAAAGTAGCTGCTTCCCAGCCTCCTATTTTTTCAGGAAAACCTTCTCTAAACCGTATCATGTTTCCATCATACCAACCACCCATTTGAGCAAGATCAGTTTTATCTCGGTTTATGCCAGGTCTAAATTTTAATTTACTAAGTGGCATACTTTATCCTTGTGTCATGAATAGCGCGTGTTCTGCTAAACGTCTTCTAATTAATCCTTTAAGTCTCCGTCCTCCGGCATAGCAATACTTCAAAAGAACTTCACCAGCTCTCTTTTTATCACCACGCACAAAAGCCGAACGAACTGTACTCCTTTGAAAGCATCCCAAGCCAAGATTAAAGCTAAAGCTAACAAGAGCATCAAACTCAGACTGTGTTGGTTGCACAGTACCCAACATACGAAGTACTCCCAACTCGAAGCGTCGTAGGTCTTTTCTAAGTAAATCATCTATTTCCCCAGGTGATAAAACCCTATCCCATTCAATAGGTAGCTCAGCATCGCGACTGATAAGATGACCAACGCCAATAGTATAATAGCCGGCAGGGCAGATATAAGGTGTGGCATGTACTCCTTCAAAATACTTTATGAGGGTTATACCCTTTTCTGATGTATTCACTTATTTTTCCCAATGTCTAGACCCAAACCAAAAACCAATAATAGACGCTAGAATAGCCATTTCTTCGTTACTAAATACAATGTGCATAGCTTCTGCATAATTATGTCCTGATGAAATAGCCCAGTATAACCCTACAAAATCGACCACCAAAAGAATAATAACAAAAACATAGGTGATAATGGGGCGAACACTAGCACGAAGATTAATAACCCAAGTAGATGCCCCTTCTGCAGACGCTTCGTCGTTTTTATATAACGCCACTCTTTCTTGAGTGTATGTATCCATGCTGACTTGTTCGGTTTTAAGTTCTTCAATTCTTTCCTGTGAAGCAAAACCTTTTTCTGCCATTGCCAAACTTCTTTGCATTTCAATTTTAGCCATCTCACGTTCATGATTCTGATCGCCCTTTTGTTCAAAAAACTTTAATACACTAGGAAGTCCTGATGTAGCAAAGCCTAATATTCCCGACAATATCGATAACATAATTTAAGTCCTAGTAATTATTGATGTACTTCTTTTTCTTCTTTAGATGTTAATGATGTCTTTAACATATTGACAAAAGCATCTTTACCTACTTGTAATTGGTCAGCATTAAATTTTGTGCCATTGAGTTTTTTATCTAAATCAGCAATATGATTAACCATTGTTTGTTGTTCTGGTGTCATATCTTCATATTGATAATCATCATCATCTATTTTAATTTGTGTTTTAATGGATTCTTGTTTATTTTTAGCCATTGTATTTTCCTTGTAAAGTTAAAATTAGCCAGCGATTGCTGCGTTTGCTGCGGTCATATCTTCATTACCCCACCATTCTTTTGCCACCATGATTTCAAGATGCTCTACATTCCTAGAGATACAATCTGCTACTTCTTCGTCAGTCATATCTTCAGGTGGGTTAGTTCTCATCTCATCAAGCAAGTTTACAGAATCAAGCATTGCTTTATAGTGCTGTGCTTTTTCTTCGGTACTTGGTACATCTAATACTACGTTTTCATCTGTCATTTTAGTTTCCTTTCAAAGTGTTAATTTCAGTTTGTAATTCCTCTACTTTCGCAGAGAGTTCTTGTATTGCTTTTACTAATATTGGAATAACTGCCGCTTCTGAAACTTCTTGAGAGCCATCATCACGACTATCCCACATTTTAAAACCATCTTTAATATCAGGATGTGCATCAATAGCCGCTTTAACTTCTTGTGCTATAAAGCCATGATTGGTTTCTGAATTTTTATAAGTTTCAGTTGAATCTTTTTCGTAAGCTCTAAAAGTAGTAGGTAAGTCACCTTTGTTTCTGTAATTAAAGGTTCGTGGTTTTAAATCATTAACAAAGTTAAGTCCTGCTGTTGAATCCTTAATGTCTTTTTTGTAACGCTCATCTGATACAGTTGCCCATGTTACATTGCCATGTAATGCTCTAATGTCGTTAGTGCCTTTTCCAATAGTAGTGTACCCAGGTGCACCTGAAATTGCATAACCAATGGAATTAGTATAATCACCCGATGCTGTAGTAGACTCTGCACCATAGCCAAGAAAAACATTATATCTACCTGTTGTTGTTGTTGAACCTGTATTTCTACCAAGTGCAGTATTTCTAACACCTGTAGTAAGTTCAGAAAGAGAAAGATGACCTATACCAGTATTGTAATCTCCTGTTGTTTTAGCATCTAAAGCATAATTACCAATAGCAACATTTTCACCACCTGAAGTGTTAGCATATAAAGCTACATAACCTATTGCAACATTATTAGACCCAGTTGTATTGTTTTGTAAAGCTGAATGACCTAATGCTGTGTTACTATTTAAAGT